AATTATTTACCCACCGCCCAAGAAGGGGCGGCAGACGAAGTCTGCTTTGCGAAGCAAAGTGGTGAGCAACCTGATGAACCAGAGAGAAAACCGCAAACGCCTGCGGATACGGGTGGATTTTACTTGCTATAGGAGATATGAGTATGGGCAAGGGAATTACATATAGCACAAGCGGAAGGGACTGCCCCTGCTACGGATGCCAAAAGAGGGCTGTCGATTGCCATGGGACATGTGAGAGATACAAAGCATGGAACGGGAAGCGGCAAGCGGAGAAGCTGGAGAGGTTCAGAAGGACAAGCATACTGCATGAAGCGGATAAAAGAAAGAGCGCAGCGGTAAGCCATTACAAGAGAAGGGGGCGGCAGATATGAACAAGGTGATTTTGATGGGGCGGCTGACAAGCGACCCCAAAATGGATTGGACACGTTCAGAGGATTCCAAACAGTACGCCACATATACATTAGCAGTCAATCGGCGGTTCAAAAAGAATGGACAGGCAGATGCAGATTTTATCTCCTGCATTGCATGGGGAGCCATGGCGGAGTTTGCAGAAAAATTTATGAAAAAAGGTGCCATG